TCCAAACATTGCGAGCCATAGCGTTAGACAATTTATTGAAGAAAGAATAGGGCGGCACAGCGAAAAACCAGATGAGGCCAGAAAGAGACTAGTCCAGTTATGTGGCGACGTCCCAAGAGTTGAATTATTTGCTCGTGAAAAATTTAACGGGTGGGATAGTTGGGGTAATGAAGTTGAATCAGATATTAGGCTGGTAGTGTAGTGGAAATTTTAACAGAAGCGCAAACTTTTAAAGATGTAATTTGGATTGTATCTGCTGTGCTTCTGGTTATTGCAATAGGTTTGTATATCGATAATGACGATACGCCGAGGTACGGGTAAATGCAAATAACAGGCATGATACTGGTTTCGTTGTTTTGGCTTGTTGTAGTTGTTTGGTGGGGGCGTAAAACAGGGCTGTATGACAACAATAAACCTGATTAGAAAAGGGGATTATTTTGTACCGTCATTGGAAGAGGATTTAGAGAAGTTAACAAAAGTGAAGTTTGGAGAAATTATCCAGGTCACTTTTAAGAAACCAAGAAACTCGAAGTTTCACAGAAAATTTTTTGCGTTGCTTCAGATAGTAGTTGGTAATACAGATTATAAAAACGTTAATCAAGTATTAATGTTAATGAAATTAAAGCTTGGTTATTTTGAGTTCATAGTGAACACGAATGGAAAGCTGGTTTATATGCCTAAATCAATCAGTTTTGGAAAGATGGACGAAATAGAGTTTCAAATATTTTACAAACAGGCGATACATAAAGTTTTAAGTGATTTTCTGACCAATTGGGAAGAGGAGCACGTTAACCAGGCAATAGAGCAGGTGATAAGGTTTTGAACGGAAGCCCAACAGTAAGACAAAAGCACTGGCATAGCTGGCTGATTGAGCAAGGGTGTTGTTTAGGTTTTGGTCCCGCGTCTTTACATCATATTAAAGGCTCGAAAGCAAAACTTAAAGGCGTTGATAAATTTGGCGAGTGGTATGTGCTTCCTTTGTCATATTGGGCTCACCAGGATGGAAAAAACAAAGCTGCAAGGCATGTTAATAAAAGCGAATTTGAAAAGCTGTACGGTAAAGAAAAAGATTTATGGATAAAAATGGTAGAGCAGTACGAAGCAGAATTTGGCGAAAAGCCAGTAAGTGAAAATGAGTATCAAGTTATTTTAAGCAGGGCAGATTGAAGTGAGCGCCGCACCTCGCAATAGTAATGTTAGCTACGATCTCTTTACTCCTTGAGTTAGCGCATTAGCTTGGAAATAAGGTGTAAGCCAGCGGTGAAAAACGCAAGTGTCGGACGACCCCCGCCGAGGCGATCAGGGGGCAATTATTATTGATCGCAAGTCCAGGTATTCTGCTGTGATCGGATTAACGAGGTTTGTTATGCCGATACGACAAATGAGTAAAGAGCAAATATTGCGAGCAAACAAAATGCTTGATGATGGTGTATCTAAAAGCAGAGTGGCCGCTGAAATGGGTGTTACCAGAGTGACGTTAAGAAAGATCCTTAAAGAATATTCTGAACGTGGCGATGAAGCAATTGACGAAACAAGTAAAAGGTACCCGACAAGGGCAAAAATTGAATATCAAGCAAGTAAGGTTGGAAAAGGAATAGGCAGGGAGATCAAGGAAAGAAAAAGCATTTGGGATATGGTCTTGTACGGGTGTGCTGGATAGATTTTATACGGAATGTTTTTTGGTAATATTTAAACGTGTGAGTATTAATAGTACAGGTTAAAAATGACTGAAAACATTCCTCAGGTTGAATCGGTGGTTTATTGGTTTTATGCGGCCGTTGCTGGTGTTGGTGGGTTGGTGAAGTATTTGCAAAAGATTGTAGCTGGTGAAAAAGAGTTTAAACCGAAAACGGTAATGTTTTGGGCTTCTTTAGTTATCGAGATCTTTACATCGGCTTTTATCGGCGTGTTGGTTTACTGGTTTTGTTCCGGGTACGAATTATCGCCTTATTACATTGCTGGCTTAGCTGGCGTCGCTGGACACTATGGCGCAACCATATTTGATTTGATTGGTAAAATCATCATCAAAAGGGCAACAAAATGACATTAGGTCAAAAGCAGCGAAAGTTTACAAAGATGGTATCTAAGTTAATTAGCTATGCCTATCAGGGTGGCTATGAATTGACGTTTGGTGATGCCTATCGAGATCCGAGGTTGTTTGGTCAGCCAGGTGTAAAAAAAGGTTATGGCAGGGCAGAGAGCTTGCATAAGATGAGGCTTGCAATTGATTTAAACCTGTTCAAGAACGGCAAATATTTAACTGAAACAAAAGACCATGAGCCTTTAGGCGTGTATTGGGAGTCTATTGGTGGTTCATGGGGTGGTCGATTTAATGACGGCAATCACTATTCGCTCGAACACAAAGGCATGAGGTGAAAAAGTATTTAAACAGATTTGCAAAAAGAAGGGATGCTAATGAGCCTGAAATTGTAAAGGCTTTTGAAGATTGCGGTTACAGTGTTGAAAGGATCGATAAACCTTGCGATTTAATTGTTGGTAAATGGGGTAAAAGTTTTTTAATTGAAGTAAAGACTTTAACGGGAAAACTAAACGACAAACAAAAAGAGTTTGTTGAGAAATGGAAAGGTAACTATCACATTATCAGGACCATTGAAGATGTAATCAAATTTAATGAGGTGCAAAATGTCATTAATTAAAGAGATTAAAGCCAGTAAAACCATGCGAGTCGCAACGGCTCAAGAATGGTTAGGATATTTAACAATCCTTTCCTCGAATATGACCTATTTTGAAGGATCTATGGCTCCGGCAATTTTTGGCGGCATTATGGTGGTGCTTGGCTGGACAATGAAATATCTAAGAAGAGTTACCACTCAACCATTAGCCGAGAAGGTTAAACAGGTAAATTAGTTATGAAAGATAAAATCTTATTATTGCTGGCTGGCCTTGCGGCTTTCTTTGGTATCAAATCAAAACTTCAGGAAAAAGAAATAGAAGGTCTTGAAGATGAAAACTCGGCGCTTAAACAGGAAAAAGAAATAAAAGAAAACCTGAAACAAAGATACGAAAAGCATAGAAAAGAAGCAGATGCTAAAAAGCTAAAGAATGACGGTAAAGATTGGGATGGTCCAGATGGTATATAGATTATTAATAATTTTACTGTTATCCGGTTGCTCATCAACAAAATACATTAATAACCACGATTCTTTTCCAAAGCAAAAAGTCTGCAATCCTGAAAAATTTACTGAAGAAGAAAAAAAACATATCCGGTTAATGCCTTCTATTGGCGAGAGAATAAAAAGAAACAATGATAACTGTGATGATGAAGAAATACGGTTAAACAAAGATATTAACGCTCACAATGAAGAGCATGAGAAGGAAGGATAATGGAAAAGACAGAAGTGTATTAGGAGAAAACGGCATGGTGGTGGGTGCGCAAATCGACGACTACTACCCAACAAAGTGAGGCAATCATGAAAGCTGAAGCTAAAAAGACAACTCTTGGAATAGTTATTATCATATTATCCGCTATAGCAGCGTATCTTAACTTAAATCGTATTCCGACTGACTTTCTTTATATCTGTATCTTTCTTTTGTGTTTTAAGTTTGTGGAGTGATATGAAGCCCGTACACATAGAAACATTTTGTAGCCACAAAAGACAGGAATGCAAAATAGGTAATCATACCTGGTCGGTAGCAAGACTAATTCAGCTATCAAAAGACCTTCCTGTAATGAATGTACCCGTAGCGCATTTAAACTTATCTGATTATTACAATAGGCTTTTCTTGCGAGAGTTTGTAATGCACATGGACGCGGTAATGAATGCTGATTTATCTAAACCAATAATATTAGATGAAGATGGCGAAATAATGGACGGCAGACACCGGGTAATGAAAGCGTTATTTAAACGTAAGAATAAGATCAAAGCAGTAAGATTCGATGTTAATCCAAAACCATGCAGTATTGAGGAATAGAGAGCGCAACCCAAAACAAGCGCGTTCCTACGCAAAAATAACAAGACTAACCCTCGACGACTTTTAAAGTATTCACGTAGCAGAGCATTAATTCCCTAAAAACTGGATAGATTTTTTCGTTTTACTTTTGAAATAGAATAAACGAATGAAATTAACAGTTAAGCAACAAAGCTTTGTCGATAACTACCTTGCTAATGGCGGCAACGGTACTCAAGCGGCTAAAGATGCAGGTTATAAAGGTAGCGAAAATACATTAGCTTCAACGGCTAAAGAAAACCTACGAAAACCCCAGATCAAAGAGGCTATCGAAAAAGAGCAAAACAAAATAAAAAAGAAACTTGAAATGACTGCCGAATGGAAGCGTTCGACACTTAAAGACGTTATTGAGCGTTGTTTGCAAGCTGAGCCTGTCATGGAAATGCGTGATGGTAAATTGGTGGAAACTGGCGAATATAAGTTTGGCGCTAACGAGGTTATTCGCGCAATCAATGAGCTGAATAAAATGGATGGCGATCATGCTGCTATTAAGAACAAGACAGAAGTAACAGTTATTGATCATGCAGAAGCATTAAGAAAGGCAAGAGAGCGAGCTAAGAAGAAATGATTGCAGAAGAAATCAATTATGAGCAGGAATTGATTGCTGATATTTCAGACTTTTACTTCGATCTCTATGGTCTTGTTATGTACTTGTTTCCCTGGGGTGAAAAAGGGACGCAATTAGAGAATGAAACGGGTCCAGACGAATGGCAAAAAGAGCAGTTAGACAGAATAAGTGAAGCTTTAAAAAATGGCGAGTCTATTCAGGAAGCGATAGCAAGTGGTCACGGAATTGGTAAGTCATGTGAAGTTGCCTGGATCATTATCGGGCTTATGTCAATTAGGCCGCACTTAAACGGTGTTGTGACAGCGAACACGCTCAAGCAGTTAACTGATAAGACCTGGAAAGAGTTAGCCAAGTGGCACAAATTAGCCATCAACACCCATTGGTTTAAGTGGACGGCAACAAAATTCTCTCATGTTCAGCATGAAGAAACCTGGTTTGTTAGTGCTACGCCACAGACTGAGCATAACAGTGAAGCCTTTGCAGGGCTGCATGCTGAGTTTGTTTTAATGATCTTTGATGAGGCAAGCGCAATACCTGATGCAATATGGGACGTATCAGAGGGCGCTATGACGACACCGGAAGCGGTTTGGCTGGTGTACGGAAACCCAACAAAGCCGACAGGCAGATTTAGAGATTGTTTTTCAGGCGGTAAGTTTTCGCACAGATGGAAAGTTAGGAACATAGATTCAAGGACGTGCAAAAAAACAGATAAAAGCAAGATCAAAGAATGGATTGATGATTACGGCGAAGATTCAGACTTTGTACGGGTAAGGGTTAAAGGTGAGTTCCCGCGAGTCGGCACTAATCAGTTTATTGGATCTGATGTGGCGCTTGAATGTATGCAAAGACAGCTTGAGCCAAGACAGTTTGCATCGTACCAGAAAGTGATCGGCGTTGATCCGGCAAGATTTGGAGACGACAGAAGTGTTATCTCGATAAGACAAGGCGGGAAAGTGTTTCCGCTAATGATTTACCAGAGTTTAGACACCATGCAGTTAACTTCTCATGTTGTCGATGTTTATCGTGAACACATGCCTTTTGCGGTCTATGTAGATGGTATTGGAATAGGTGCCGGTGTTGTCGATAGATTAATGCAGTTGGGTATTCCGGTCGTTGATGTTGTGGCCAGTAGCGCTTCAACACAGCCAAGAGAGTACGCCAATATGCGCGCTCAAATGTGGGGTGGCATGCGGGAATGGTTAACAAACCCTGATACTGATATTCCGTATGACAAAGACTTGCAAGATGATTTAACAAATCTGGAATACGGCTATAACGCCAAGTTTCAGATCGTATTAGAAAGTAAAGATTCGTTAAAAGAGAGAGTCGGCAAATCGCCTGATACTGCAGAGTCAATTGCAGTTACTTTTTGTCCGCATAAGCCAATTAGAAAGGCGCAGCCGGATCTCTATCGTAAACACCAGGTATCAAATAATGCTTGGACATAAAGAGGTATAAAACAATGAAGATTTTTGATGCGGCAACGACAGGCGCAACAGATAAAAGGCAGGTTAAAGGAAAAACAACTGTTTTGGTAAGCGGTGCTTTTGGCGGTACTGGAACGGTAACGGTTGGGCTGGCAATGGATGGGGTTGGCCCGATTGTTGTCCATACTTTTTCGGCTGAAGGTGTTTTCACGGTTGATGCACCTGATGATTCCGAGATCACTTTGACAGTAGTTGGCGGTACAGCGCCATCTATCAACGCGGCAATGGGCGAAGTTTAATGGAGCAGCGTGTAGAAATTCATGTTGGCGACATTATTGACGCACTGCAATCGTTTTTTAGCAATATCGCGGTTCCGGTTGAAGGGTTAAGCCAAGATCATACGCGCAGAAACGTTGAAGTCAAAATCGGTGAGTCTGCTAACGAAGGTCTGTTGCGTGTACGATTTAAAGCAAAAATGGGCGCGGTTGTGACATTAAAAATTGAAGTGGCTGAGTTTTTAAAAGATCACAAAAAGTATTTAGAGGGCGTGATGATAGATGTGACTGCAGCAGTACGCGATTACAAATATCAGAAGTGGAAAGAGTCTCCCAAAATCATTCATTAAGAGATCATTATGATAGGCGAAAATACACCAGGGCAACATTCAAAAGGCGCGGTAATAGTGAAGTCTGTTGACGAGTTGTCAGAAGAAAAGGCACAAAAAGACAGTGAAAAAATGGAGTCTTTGTTGAGAGGGGATGAGAGTATGCCGGGTTTGGCGTCTCATATCAGATCGGCATGGGACACCAACAAGCGCGCAAAAGATAAGATCACTGACAGGCTTATTAAATGCGGCCAACTTCGCAAAGGTGTTTATGACAAGAAAACGCTTTCTGAGATCAGAGAGATGGGCGGATCTGAAATTTACATGAAGATCGTCACAACTAAGTGTCGAGCTGCTTATGCCTGGATAAAAGATATTATTTTACCAACCATCGGAAAATCTTGGGGTTTAGAGTCAACGCCACTGCCCGACCTGCCTGACGAAATAGAAGAGCAGATAGTCGCACAGCTTGAAGAAGAGATCGCGGCCAAACATGCAGAGCAAATACAGCAATCGGGTGAAACCGAAGAGATGGCGGTTGAATTAGATAGAGCTTCCAGTGAAGTTAAGCAGATGATCAAAAAAGAAGCAAAAAATTCTGCAAAAAAAGCGGCTGAAAAAATGGAAGTTAGAATTGCCGATCAATTTGAGGAAGGCGGGTTTTATGACGCGCTTGACGAATTTATCCTTGATTTTGTGACCTACCCTTCCGCAGTAGTTAAAGGTGCAATTCCGCGCAAAAGAAAAAGATTAAATTGGGTAAATGGTGAGGCGGTTGTTAAAGAAGAAGTGATCCCGACATGGGAGCGCGTGAGTCCGTTTGATATTTATCCTTCTCCGGATGCCTCAGAAACCTGGCAAGGCGACTTGATTGAGCATATCCGGTTAAGACGTGCCGATCTAGTGGCTATGAAAGGCGTTCCAGGTTATTCCGATAGCGCGATTGATGCGGTATTAGAGGATTACGGACGATCTGGTCTTAGAGAGTGGATGTTCAACGAAGAAGAGCGCAGAGAGCTTGAGAATAAAGATTCCAGCCTGTTTGCTACCGGAAATGATGTATTAATAGATGCGATCCATTATTGGGGAAGTGTGCAAGGTAAATACCTGGTTGATTGGGGTATTGAAGATATTGATCCGCTTGGCGAGTATGAGATTGATGCGATCCAAATAGGCAGACATACAATTAGAGCCGTTAAAAATCCCGATCCATTAGGCGAAAGGCCATATCATAAAGCCTCGTTTGAGCGCGTACAAGGCTCGTTTTGGGGTACTTGTCCACCTGAGTTAATGGAAGATATCGCCAGAGTGTGCAATGCATCGGCAAGAGCTACGGTCAACAACATGGCAATGTCATCTGGACCGATGATAGGTTACAACTCAGATAGATTAATGCCAGGGTTTAATATAAACAAAATACGCCCCTGGATGGCTATTCCATTTACTACTGATGCTACGGCAATGGGGAATAAGTCTGAAAAGCCAATAGAGTTTTTCCAGCCTCAATCAAGCGCAGCATCATTGATCGCTATTTACGATAAGTTTGAGCAGAAAAGTGACGATGCAACCAATATCCCAAGATATTCCTACGGCAATGAAAAGATAGGTGGCGCCGGTGCAACACTTGGCGGTCTGACTATGTTAATGGAATCAGCGTCTAAAGGCATTAAATCAGCCATTAGCCATATTGACAGATATGTTATCAAGCCAGTGGTTAGGCAAAGCTTTAACGCCAACATGCTTGAAAATAGCGATCCTGAAATGATGGGTGACTGTCAGGTGGTCGCTAAAGGGGTGAACGGTATTATTACCCAGGATATTAAGCAGTTGAAATTATTAGAGATCCTTGAAAGAACCAATA